AAATGCAAAGTTAGTGACATTAAAGTAAAGAGATCTGAGTCAGAATTTTCTGATGGTCCACCGTGTATTGAAATGTTGGCTTCTAGCAAAATTGCAGCTAATAGAAATATAGCTTTATTTCATTTTGCTGTCTTTGCTAAAAAGAAATGGAAAAATTGGAAAGAAAAAATATCATGGTTTCATCAAGATTACATGGTAGGAGAATTAGATCAGAATGAAATTGATACTATTAAAAATCAACATGAGAAAAAAGAGTGGGGTTTTCTATGTAAAGAAGAACCCATGTGTAGTTATTGTGATAAAGATTTATGTAGAAAAAGAAAATATGGTATAGGGGACACTCCAACTTTTCCGGGTCTAAGCGACCTTCAAGAAATTCAATTAGAGGAACCTTATTATTATTTAAATGTAGATGGTAAAAGACTTAAACTTCCAAGTGCTAAATATTTAAAACAACAATCTTTATTTGAAGAGGCTTGTATTGGAGGCATAGGAATTTACCCACCTAGTATGAAACTAAAAGACTGGAAAATCCTTGTAAATCAATTACTTAGTATGCGTGAAGTAATTACTCCACCGACAGGAACAACTAAAAAAGATCAGCTTACAAATCACTTAGAAGAATTTTGTACAAATCGTGCTTCTTCAAGTGTAGAGAAAGATGATATCAAAAAAGGAGGAGTATATACGCACGAAGGCAAACACTATTTCTTATTTGATTCTTTTTATTATGGTTTTTTACAAAGACGTAGATGGGATGTTAAATTTCAAGAAACAAGTCAAATGCTTAAAGAAGAATGTGAGTGTACCACGGATCGAATTACCATTGGTAAACATAGACCTACTGTAACTATTGTAAAATCTTTTGAAAAACCTCAAGAAGATTACAAACAAAAAGAACTTAAACCAAAGGATGCTTTTTAATGTTTAAAAGATGTTTTATAGAAAGTTTTATAGATGTAGGAAGTGGACTTATTTTAGCTATTTTAATACAGCTTTATATCTTTCCTTTTTTTGGTCTCTATCCAACCATATGGGATAGTATAGGGATTGCTTTAATTTTTACTGTTGTTTCTATTATAAGATCAGCTATTTGGAGAAATTTTTTTAGGAAAATAAAATGAAAACAATTGTACTAGGACCACCAGGAACAGGAAAAACAACAACGCTTTTAAACTTGGTTGATAAATATTTAAAACAAACAGATCCTAACAAAATAGGTTATTTTGCTTTTACTCAAAAAGCTGCCTACGAAGCACGGGACCGTGCAATAGCTAAATTTAATTTAAGTGAAGATGATCTTCCTTATTTTAGAACACTCCATTCTCTAGCTTTTAGAAGACTCGGTATTCAAAAACAAAATGTTATGCAAAAAAGACATTATGCAGATTTAGGAAATAAACTTGGTTTTCCAGTAGATTATGAAGAAAATGATCAAGAAATGAATGGAATCTTTTCCGCTAAAAGTGATTACTTAAGAATTTTACAACTGGCAAAACTAAGAAATATTTCTTTTGAAAAACAATATGATTTAAAAGAACATACTCAAGATGTTGAGTTTGATAAACTTAAAATTATAGCACATGAATTAGAAAGATATAAAAAAGAATATGGCTTAGTAGATTTTAACGATATGATTTTAAATTTTATTAAAGCTAATGCTTCTCCCGACTTTGATGTAGTTTTTGTAGATGAAGCTCAAGACTTATCTCTTATGCAATGGGATATGGTAAAAACAATATGGAATCGAACTACAGATAATTATATTGCAGGAGACGACGACCAGGCTATCTTCAAATGGGCTGGTGCAGATGTAGATAGTTTTATTGCTCTTGATGGAAAGTTTATTAATCTTACTCAATCTTATCGAATTCCCGCAAAAATTCATAATGTTGCTATGAAAATCATAGGTAAAATAAATAATCGAATTCCCAAACTTTGGAAACCTAAAATGAAACAAGGTAAAGTTTCTATTCATGCTGACTTTAGAGATATTGATATGTCTCAAGGTGAATGGCTAATTTTAGGAAGAACTCGATCGTTGTTAGATGAACTCGAAGAAGTACTTTATCAAAAAGGATACTACTACAAAAATAAATTTAAAAAAGGATATGAATCCGAGTTATATGAATCTATTACCAACTGGGAAAAATGGCGTAAAGGAGGAGTTTTAGATTATTCTACAGTATCTCAAATGTTTAACTATATGAGTCCTCGTCAATTAGAAAAAGAAAAATTAGCTTTGATGGATAAAAATAATTTTTATTCTTTGAAAGAATGTCAAGACAAATATGGGCTTATGACTAATAGCGTATGGTATGATGCTTTAGATGAAGCTCCTACACGACGTGTCTCATATATTAGAAAAATGAGACAGAATGGAGAGCAGCTGAATAAAGCTCCACGGATTACTCTCTCTACCATCCATGGAGCCAAAGGGGGAGAATGTCAAAATGTCGTTCTCCTTACCGATTTAACACGACGAACGTATGGGGAATATGAACAAAGACCTGATGACGTTAATCGATTATTTTATGTAGGTGCAACACGAACCAAGGATCATTTACATATTGTAGAACCAAAGGATATTTATAAAAGTTATTTATTATGAGTGATACATACAAAAAACAAATAGGTGGTAATCATTATGCCTCCATGAAAATTCAGCCCTCTGAATTTATTAATAAAAATAATCTACCTTTTGCAGAGGGAAATGCTATAAAATATTTATGCAGACACAAACAGAAAGGACAGAAACAAGATTTATTAAAAGCTAAACACTACATTGATATGGCTATTGAAAGAGATTACGAAGAAGAGGAAGCCCTTAAACCTTTACCATATGGCTTTACTTTAACCAAACCCAAAGATCCGGACATGACTCCCATGACCGAAGAAGAGGAATACCGCAACGCTGGTATTACTAAAGAAGAAGCAGAAAGAGACACCGTCAAGCCTTATGATGCTACAGAAGATGTAGAAAAAATACAAAAGCACGTCAAAAAAACTTACCCCCCAAAAAATTCTTGGGGAATGATTAAACCAACTAAAAGGAGTTAAATAATGCAAATACCACTTTTTAAGCCACAAACTGAATGGGTTCCACCTGAATCTTTTCCAGACTTAAGTCAAGAATGTGAAATAGCAATCGATTTAGAAACTAAAGATCCTAATTTAAATCATGCAATGGGATCCGGATCCATTGTTAAAAATGGAAACATCGTTGGTATTTCTGTTGCTACTCAAACCTGGTCGGGTTATTTCCCTATCGCTCATGAAGGTGGTGGTAATATGGATAAAACCTTAGTGAGAAAATGGTTGCAGGAAGTTTTAAACAATAGCGCTGATAAAATTTTTCACAATTCAATGTATGATGTTTGCTGGCTACGTTCAGAAGGTTATACTATTAAGGGTAGAATTATTGATACTATGATTGGAGCAGCTATCGTAGATGAAAACCAACTACGTTATGATTTAAATAGTTGTTCAAGACGTTATTTAGGAAAAAGTAAAGATGAAGCAGCTTTATACGACGCAGCTAAATCATGGGGTGTTGATGCAAAGGCCGAGATGTATAAACTTCCCGCTATGTACGTAGGTTCTTACGCAGAAAAAGATGCTGAACTAACTTATAAGCTATGGCAAGAATTAAAAAAAGAAATTGAGCATCAAGATATTAATGATGTTTGGAAATTAGAGACTGATTTATTTCCTTGTTTAGTAGATATGCGCTTTCTCGGGGTGCGTGTAAATCAAGAACAAGCAGCGATCGAAAAGGAAACATTAGTAGAACAAGAGAAAAAATTACTTCATGAGGTGAAACAAAAGACGAACGTTGAAGTACAAATTTGGGCGGCAAGAAGTATATCACAAGTCTTTGATAAATTAAAACTTCCCTATGATCGTACAGAAAAGACGCAGGCACCTAGTTTTACTAAAAACTTTTTAATGCATCATCCTCATCCAGTGGTAAAGCTTATAGCTCAAGCAAGAGAAATTAATAAAGCTCATACTACTTTCATCGATACCATTTTAAAATATACTCATAAGGGTAGAATTCATGCCGAAATTAATCAACTTCGTGGAGACAGTGGCGGAACAGTTACCGGACGATTTAGTTATCGTAACCCTAATCTTCAACAGATTCCAGCAAGAAACAAAAACCTTGGACCACGAATAAGATCTTTATTCATACCTGAGGAAGGCCATACATGGGGTTGTTTTGACTATTCTCAACAAGAGCCTAGATTGGTTGTGCATTACGCAGCACTTCAAAATTTGCATGGTGTTAATGATGTCTTAGATGCTTATAAAGCAGGAGACGCAGATTTTCATACTATTGTTGCAGAGATGGCAGATATTCCTAGAGTACAAGCCAAGACTATTAATTTAGGATTATTTTATGGAATGGGAAAAAATAAATTACAAGCTGAACTGGGAGTGAATAAAGAAAAAGCTGAAGAAATTTTTAGCCAGTATCATACACAAGTTCCATTTGTAAAGCAACTGATGCATGCTGTTATGAAACGTGCACAAGATAGTGGTAAAATTAGAACGTTACTAGGACGTTTATGTAGGTTTCATTTATGGGAGCCCAATCAATTTGGTATTCATAAAGCATTACCTCATGAACAAGCGATCTTGGAACATGGACCAGGGATCAAAAGAGCTTTTACTTACAAAGCATTAAACAAATTAATACAAGGATCAGCAGCTGACATGACTAAAAAAGCCATGTTAGAACTTCACAAAGAGGGAATTACTCCTCATATTCAAGTGCATGATGAACTGGATATTTCTGTAGAATCTGATAAACAAGCACGACAAATAATAGAGATTATGGAATCCTCAGTTGGACTAGAGGTGCCTAATAAGGTAGACTATGAGTCCGGTACAAACTGGGGAAACATAAAATAGGAGGAAACATGAACATAATAGATCAAGTAAAACACCTATGGACAGATCATAAAAAATTAGTGATAGCTGTTGTAGTTGTAATAAGTATATTAATAATAATATAATAGGGTTATATGTTAAATGGCATATTTAAACGCAAACATACCTGTGACGTACGCTCAGATCAGGAGGGAATACCTTTATGACCTTAAAAAACATCATGGAGAAGTGGAAGACTGTGTTGTATTTGCTGTGGCATCGATTACAGGGCGTCCAATATTGTTTCATGCAATTATGGAAAATGGTGCTGTCTTCTATCGTCTTCCGATTTCTGCCTTTATCCAGCGAGGATTTGATGTCAAAGAAGTTCCTCGGCCTAGACTTGACGAGTTGGAGCTTTGGAATTGTTTTAGTTACTATCCTGCTATTACTAATTTCGATCTCTTAGACGGCCAACACGGCAAATTTATAGGAAAAGACAAGAAATGGCATCCAGGATCTTATCTCTTTACAGTTGACTGGGCTCACCCAGAGAGTAATATAGTAGATACAGATCATTCTGAAATACCGCACGAACATAAGTGCGCACACATACTTGCCTTGGATGATGGTAACTATGCGGCACAGCCAAACAATAGAATAATATGGGATATACCCTCTTTTACAGTTAAAGATGAGGTTCCTGATTGGAAAGTCCAAACCAGTGAATGGAATGTAGAAGACTCTGGTAAGTGGAAAACCGAAGACACCGATAAATTCTTCTACGAAATTGAGGAGAAAAAAAATGATTAAAAAACTATGGAAAATAATTTGTTGGCCATGGATTAAATTTGTTAACTGGTTAGCAAAAGGATTACCGAGTAAAAATGGCTAAATGTAAAGATTGTTTTTGTAATTGTCACTGTAATGTTAACGGACATTCAGACAATACTGGCGTTTGTCCGTGTGAGAAATGTAATTGTAATCCTCAAGGAGCTACAGTAAACAACGATGAGTGTGAAGCATGCCAATAGACGAAACAAAATGCTGCAATATGCACAGCAAAAAAAGAGAAGACAATGGCACATGTTGTCAGCAGCACGAACTGCAAGAAAAAAACGAGCAAGACACCTACGAATACAAAGCCAACACGAAGGTTGAGAACGATAAATGAGTAAACCATTCAAAATTTCTGACGAGGCATCTGTACAGATGCCGATGAAGACGGTTGCTAGTTTGATCACGCTCGTCGCGATCGGGACCTGGGCTTATTTCGGTTTGATTGAAACTCAAAATAAATTATTAACTAAAGTAGAACTGATGTCTTCTGATCTAGAAATGAACACAGAATTTAGAATCAAGTGGCCACGTGGACAATTAGGTTCATTACCTGCGGACTCTGAGCAGTTCATGATGATCGAGGACCTTTACAAAGCCGTAGATAAATTGCAAAAAGCTATCGAAGATGGTATGCATAATAAAGTAAATATACAATTTTTAACTAAACAAATGAACAAAGCTCTTAATGATATTGAAGAACTTAAAGACTCAAACAGAGAGATTCATTATAAAAATGGAAATGGAAATTAAATGGAGACCGTAGTAGCACTTTTGATGTTTGTAAATTTTGAAATTAAGGAGCATCGTATTCAGCCCTCAATGGGAATGTGCCTGCGCGGAAAACGCGAAGCGGAACGCCAGTTTAGTGAAAGTGTAACTTATAAATGTATTAAAACGGAAGCTGAACTAGAAAAAAATATAGATGGCTCAATCTCAATCAAAAAAATTGTCCTCTAGAAATCCCATAGCTAGACTTTTAAAACACTTTACACCGCAACGATTTAAAGATAAAACTAAGTATAACAGGAAACAAAATGAGCGCATTTGGAAAAGGAGTTTGGGGAGAAGCAATGAAGCTTAGTGCCGAAATTGTAAACGGTGTGTGCCCTACATGTACCCGAAACACGGTTCTTATTTCAATTTGTGAGCATAACTTTCGTTGCACTAATTGTGGACACGACATGCAACAAAAAGTTAATGGTGTTGTTTCTTACATTCCTATCACAAGTACTTTTTCAAAAAATAAAGTTTCTTTAGAAACAAGCATCAAAGACAATGGCTAAAAGACCTCTATTCGGTGTTTCTAATTATCATAAAAGAACGCAAAAAAAGCGGCCAGGAAGGCACGCAAAACATTACTCTAAACGTATTCCCAGACGTAAAAAATCAGTAGGTCAAGGATCTTAAGTTTCTTTTTCTTCTATTTCTTTACAATGAAACTTAATATAAATCTTATTATGATTAACATAATCATCTCCCATCACACCTAATAAGGAAAGTGAGTCATTATAGCCTTGATGCATACAACTAGACCAATCCACAAAGGATTCCTGGTGTTGATATGGGGGTTTACATTCTCCCGCTAAAGCAGAACAAATGATTAAACTTAATAGTATTTTCATATATATATTATCCTTGACAATCCCCTAAAATCGTGCTAATCTTATATCTTAACATGAACAAGGAAAGAAAATGACAGACATTACTAAATATAGAAATGTATCTTTGTCTAAAGATACCTACGCTATTCTTATTAAGTTATCAAGATCTTTATTAGCTGATGGAACTAAACTCTCTATTAGCAAAACAATTGAATCTATTGCTAACGAAAAATTAAAGAAACTTAACGGTAAAGCTAAATAAAGCTTGACAAATCCTACATTTTGGTGTAGAATGTTTTTTTATAAATAATAAGGAAGAAAGATGACAATTATAGTTAGAAACGGCAAGTATCATAATACTGATACTCCCGAAGAAAATAAAAAAAAAGAAATGCAAGAATTAGGAGAGCGTGTTACTCAAGCTACTCGTAGTTTAGATTATAAACATACCTCAACTCTTTTACTTAAAAAAGCACTTACTGTTTTAGACCCGGTAGCCAGTGGATGG